CAGCGATGGCGATGATAAAGCCAGCTTCAGGACGATAAGTCTCAACACCATAGAGAGTGTCTGCGGTGTACAGAGTAGAGAGGTACTCTTGCTTGTACTGAGTCTGCGAACGTACAGCCATTTGCTCTGCCATTACAAGGGCGTCCTTGTGGAAGAACAAGCAGCCACGTACGTCGATAGAACCACCTGAGTTCTGAGCAGCAGTCTCCAGAGTAGGAGCGTTGCTAGAAACGTAGACATCTACACCGTAGAGGTTACCGATGAGTCCTGACTCAACACCACGACCACCTACGAAATCAGAAGACACGTAGCGATCAATACCCATGATTGACTTACGAGCAGCAGGTGGGATCACCAGCACACGACCGTCCATAGGTACGTCAGCGTCGTCCATGAGCTTGATAGCTTCACGAAGCGCGAGGTCAGTAAAGTTGTCGCCAGTAGCAACGGTGTCAGCGGCAAACGTAGCAAGGCCAGAAGAGGCGTTTACGTAGTAAGCGTTGCTGTTAACCCAGCTAGAAGCATCAGTCGGAGTAGCAGTACGAGTACCGTCACCGAAACCAGTAGCAGCGTTGATGAGGTCAGTGTCTACCTTCAGAGCAAGCTGGTAGCCAGCGTCTTCAGTGTAGAACTGTCGCAGAGAAGACAGAGCCTGTACTTCTACGATGTCCTCAATCAGGCGTGAGTACTCAAAGTGACGGTCAACAGTGACAGTCAGTTCTGACTCAAGGTTAGCCTGAATCGTAACTGCTACAGCTTCTGCCTTAGCATTAGCAGTGCCACGGACGGGCTTAGGAATGTGAATAACGTCACCCTTCTTGCCAGTCATAGCGAGACGCTTGACAAGGGGAGCCATCTTCAGGTTCTTTTGATAAGCAGCGATTACTTCATCCGACCAAATCTCGGGGATGAAAGTACCCGCAGCGGTTTTGTCTACTACAGCATTAGCTGTAAAATAGGCACCAGAGGTTTCACCAGCCATTTTAATTCTCCTTTAGGCTATTTGACCCGACCCTCTGCGTATGCCTTCAGTAGTTCGTCTGATAGGCTTTGGTAACGCTCTGGGTCGGTACGCATAAGTTTAATAATGTCAGCACGACGATAAACTTTCTTGCGTGATCCCTCTGCTGTTCCACGGGCGTTGCCTGTGTTAGCTGTCTTTACTGCGCTCTTACGGGCTGCTTTTTCAGCCTGAACAGTCTGTTGAACTACTTGGTTACGGTCCTTCCAGAGCGTAAATAGTTCGTTAGCTGCATCGTAGTCGTACATCTGGTCAGCTTGTACAAACAACTGTGTTCGGATTTTAGACCCTTTAATCCACTCAGCAAACTTAGGATCTTGGAGTACTTTCTCCATGTCCGGGTGTTGCTGCTGAAGTTGTGCTAGAGCAGCTTGCTTTTTAGCTTGCTGTGTGTACTCTTGCGCTTCTTTGATTCTAGGGTGGTTATCTATAGCCCGACTAACAGCGGTCTTGGGATCAACAAAGAAATCTACATCATCTTCTTCATCGCCGTTGTGTTGCTGTTGTTGAGGTGCTTGTTGGGTTGAGAGTTGTGTCTGAATGTAATCATCAACAACTTTACGTAACTCGCCTACTTCCGTACTCTGTTTACCTGAGAACTTCTCAAGTTCTTGGTGCATCTGCACAAGTTCTTCTACAGATTTACCACGGTACTTTTCCGGTAACTCAGGCTCCTGAGGTTGTTCCTCTACTTCTTGAGGAGTCTCTATGGTGTCCTGTGTGTCGAGTTGGTCAGTTGTCTCTAGTTCTTCTTCCTGACGCTCATCTATTAGTGTTGCTCGTGACATTCTAAACTTACCCCGCCTATTATTATTATTATTAGGTTATGGAGGATTGAAATGGGAGTTGTCCTCTTAGGATTCCCGGCTCTTTGCCGCAGCGTTCTCGTGTTCACGTACCCACTTCATGTGCCTACCGGGAAAATCCCCAGAGGCACCGTCAAGTATGTGTTGAGTAGCTGAGACTATTTTTGTAGCGTTAGCGCCACAACCGCACCTACTGGTTGTTACGTCACCTTCTACAAATTCTTCAAATATATGTCCGTTAGTACAACGAAAGTCAAATACTTTAATCATCTTCTTCAGGCTTAGCAGCCTCATCATAGTTAGTCTTAATGATGTTCTCTAGGTTCAGTAAGTGGGCTAGTACGTTTAGTTGTCCCTTACGAAAGAACATATCGTCAGCATCTTTAGTAGCCTCTACGCTATTGATTTGCATAGCGTTGTTACCAAAGTCCTGCATGAGTTGTTTCCAACCGTCTGTAATAAAAAGACTAAAGTATGCGTCATAGTACTGCTGTGTTTCTTGGTCCATTCTTGAGGCCTCTCGGGTTGTCTCTTGTTAGTTTAAGTCATGTACTTATGTACATACCTATATTATACCACATTTTTGACTAAAAGTCAAGTGTTT